GGTGCGGCCGGCGGAAACGTTACGATGCTAGTGGCCCCTCCGACCGGCACCACTTTGGTCGTGTACCGCGACCCGGTTTTGACGCAACCGATCGACCTGGTGAACGGCGACCCGCTCAACGTAGACACCGGAGTGGAGCGGGCGTTCGACCGCAGCACCCTACAGATTCAACGCCTGCGGGATTTGGCCGACCGTTCATTGCGGCTCAATGACTCCGATACGTCCGGCGCCAGCACCGAGCTGCCGATCCCCGCCCCAACGCGTATTTTGGGGTGGAACTCTGCCGGCACTGCGATCGAGAACAAAGTGCCCGCCGATCTGGCATTGTATCCGGTGACGGTGTTCGCCGCCACGGTGCTGGACGACGCGGACGCGGCGACCATGGTGGAAACACTGCGTAACAGTTTGACCGTCGAAACCGTTACCGCCGACAACGACGAGATTATCTTGCGCGACACCAGCGGGGCGACCGGCAAGCGCATGACGTTCTCTGATTTTATCGGCCGCATCTTAACCGTGGCTCGGACGTTCACCGCGGCACACGTACACCAGGGGGCGGAGACGTTCTCGGCAATGGCCGCGCTCACTCTGGCCCCCGGGGCAACCGGGAACGTATGGTCAACAGGAGACGCGAAATTAACCTACAAGACCACCGCTGACACTGGGTGGGTTTTGATGAATGACGGCTCTATCGGCAGCGCCGCCTCTGGAGCCACAACCCGCGCTAACGCTGACACTGAAGCACTCTACACGCTCTTGTGGACGAACATCACCAACACTTGGGCCGCCGTATCCAGTGGCCGCGGTGCTTCCGCCGCCGCTGACTTTGCCGCGAACAAAACATTAACGCTGCCACGCACACTGGGCAGAGCATTGGCCGTAGCCGGTGCCGGTGCAAGCCTTACAAGCCGTGCACTGGGTGAATATCTCGGAGCTGAAACGCACACTCTTACCACACCAGAAATGCCCTCCCACTCTCATACTATTAATTCTGGGACTGGCACAGGTGGAGCGGTCTCGGCAGCAGCCGAAGTTTTAGGCACTAACAGCACTAACTCTACCGGCGGCGGCGGCGCACACAACAACATGCCGCCAGAAACATTTATCAACATCATGGTTAAACTCTAATGTTCAGACACCATCCAGACGGCAAAATTTACATCGGTGCTGTGTCTTTCGACCTGCGCGAGTTCTTGATCTACGAACCGGCCTACACCCTGCCGAGCGGGATGATCGGCCGCAAGTATGTTCCAGGCGTATCACACACTCTGTACGACGGAACAAGCCAGTATGCGGGGCCGCTACCTTGGCCAGAGGGGGATGCCTGCCTCGCCAACGTAACAACTTATAGCCAGACACACGCTGCCTCGTGGTACTTGCCCACATCGGGAATCCCGCAAGCCTCCATACCGGATGGCGCTTTTACGCTGGTGGCCGCACAGCCGACCGCAGAGCACGTGTGGGACACGGGCGCGTGGCGCGTCAAGACCGTAGCAGAACTGGGCACCGAGAAAGACGCAAAAGCCCTTGAACTGCAACAGGCCAAGGACGCCTTTGCCGCGTGTCTGGAAGTCGTGTTCGCTTTCGTGAAAAACCCGGCTTTGTACTCGACGGCTGGGCAACTCAAGCTGGCCGCGATTGCGGCGTATCGGGCAAAGCTGTAGCTGGAGCAGAGGAACATGAAGCATGCAAAAGCACAGGCCGATCGTAATAAATCTCACCGACGCGCAGATCGAAGCGATCGCGGATCGCGCGGTGGAGAAGTTGGACGCCAGGATCGGCAAGTCAGTGCGCACCCGCGCACTTTGGATTCTCGGATTGGCGCTGTCTGCGTTAATCTCTTTGGTGGCGGGCGCACTTTTTCTTAAATAGTTTGGCCCACTGTTTGCCCAACAAGCCGGCCTTGTGGCAACGGCGTTGCAATAAACTCGGAGGCACATGGAACAGCGTAAAACCTGGACCCGTAAAGTCCGCAGTCACTTCCTTATCCCCGACACCCAGTGCAAGCTGGGTGTTCCTTTGGGCCATTTGACGGCGGCTGGCAACTACATCGCGGAGCACAAGCCAAGTGTGATAATCCACATCGGCGACCACTACGACATGCCGTCCCTGTCGTCATACGACAAGGGCACAAAGTCGTTCGAAGGCCGCCGGTACAAAGCCGACATCGAAGCCGGCGACGAGGGGTTGGAACTCCTGATGGCGCCCATCAACAAGATGAACGCGAGCCGGAAACGCAGGGGTTTAAAATTATATAAGCCCCGCAAAGTCGTTACGCTCGGAAACCACGAAGACCGCACATCCCGACTGTTGCAAATTGAGCCACGCATGGATGGGGCCGTGTCGCTCGACCACCTGACGTTCGCAAAGCACGGCTTCGAGGTACACCCCTTTCGCCAGCCGGTTGAAATAGACGGCGTGTGGTACGCCCACTATTTCTACAACCGCAACACGGGCAAGCCGTACGGCGGGCGCGTGCACACCCGCCTCAATACGATCGGCTTCAGCTTTACAATGGGCCACCAGCAGGGCCTGGATGTGGCGGTGAAAGAACTGGGCAATGGGCGCACCTTGCGCGGCTTGGTAGCCGGCTCGTTCTACCAGCACCAGGAAGACTACCGCGGCCCGCAGGCGAACAATGAGTGGCGCGGGTGTATAATGAAGCATGAGGTGAAAGAGGGCAACTACTGCCTCCTTGAACTGTCGATGCAATACCTTCTGGCCAACTGGACGTGATTAACTGGTTTGCCTTGGGGGCCGCCGCGCTGTACGTTGGCGCCGGTATTTTAAGCGCCACCCGCGGCAACGTTCCGCTGGCCGGCATGTGGATAGGGTACGCGGTGGCAAATTGTTTTCTGGTGTGGGCTGAATACAGGGGGTCGTAATGGCGTCACGTAAACTGTCGGATCTAGACCCGCGGATGGTCCCGTTGGTGGAAAACTTCGTAGCAGACTGCGCGAAAGTAGGCGTTGACTTGCTCGTCACCTGCACGTACCGCAGCAACAGGGAGCAGGCCGAAGCCTATGCCAAGGGGCGCACCATGCCCGGCGCCATCGTCACGAACGCCAAGCCCGGGCAAAGCAAACACAACGCTGTCAACACCTTGCTGCGGCCGGCCTCACAGGCAGTGGACGTTGTGCCTATGCGCGCCGGCAAATGCGTGTGGGACGATCGAGACCCAGTGTGGCAGACGGTCGGAGAAATTGGGGAACGTGTCGGCTTGGAGTGGGCGGGCCGCTGGACAAAAATGCGCGAGCTTGCGCACTTTCAACTTTTGAAACAGGAGTAACGTATGGGCTGGCTCGGTAAAGTTTTTGGTGCGCTGTTCGGTGGCGGGAAAGGTATCGTCGAGCAAGTAAGCGATGTTGCGGACAAGTGGAACCCGTCCCCAGTGACGCAGCACAAGATGAACGTGGAGTCCGCCGCGGCCAACGAGGCCGGAACGAACTCGGCTCGCGCCATGCAGTTCCAACTGGTCGGCGAAGGAAAGTTAACGGTGTTTGTGGCCGGGCTGAACAGCCTTATGCGCCCGCTGTTCGGAACCTGGGCGTTTGTGATTCTTGTGGCGGCAACTTTCGGGATGAGTCAGTCCACCGGCTTCCAACAGTTGGACTCGTTCTCTCAGGAGCTGGTGCGCACGATCGTTCAGTTCTTGTTCGGCGTGCGCATTGTCAGTCAAGATGTCCCGAACGCGGCAGCCAAGATTATCAAGGCGCTGAAAGGCTGATCGATGGGCGTTAAGAAAAAATACTGCAAACGCGGGCATCTTCGTTCTGAAGAGAACATCGACGCCACTTATCGCTGTAAAAAATGCAACAATGCGGCTCAAAAGGCGGCCTATAAAACGGCTCCTGAAAAATATAGAGAAATCGGGAAACAGTATGCCCGTATTCCGCGCGCCGTACTGGCCAACGCAAAACGCCAAGCTAAACGGCGCGGTCTTGCTTTTGATATCTCCGATGCTGATTTTCTATCTCTACGCCAACTCCCATGCCACTATTGCGGCGGATCTCTCCCGCCGGTAGGCACTGGGCTGGACCGCATTGACAATAAACTCGGATATGTTCCCGGCAACGTCCTGCCGTGTTGCGGGCCTTGCAATACCCACAGGCAAGGTACGTGGACCGTCCAAGAAGCCGAAATAGCAATCCGAGCTGTTTTAACTTTTCGCAAAGCCCAACATTCTTTCTAATTTAGCCGATGTACCCGCCGCTATTTCGTGGGCCTTGTGCTCGATAAGGTGCGCGTATCGGTGGGTAGTTTGAGTGGATTTGTGCCCCAGGAGCTCCCCAATCTGGTCGAGGGTGTACCCCTCCGCCAGTGCGGCGGACGCAAACGAGTGGCGGAGATCGTAGAGCCTCAAGTCTGGAACCCCCGCCAAGTTGCGTACGATCGTCCACAAGGCGTGCGGTTTTGCCCCATCAAGGATGCGTTCCCCTGTCCGAGGCAGCCCAGCCAGCAGGCGCACCAGCCGTGGGGACAGGTAAACCGAGCGCATCCCGGTCTTGCTGTCCGGCAGACGCAGCACTCCGGATTCCCCGGACAACTCCAGCCAATCCCACCGGGCCCGACCAATTTCCTCGGGTCTGGCGCCAGACAACAACAGCAGGTACACGTAGGCCACGGCCAGGGGGTGCGCCACCTCTTGCTGGGCGAGGACAGCCGCCACCCGGGGGGCTTCCTCGGGCGTCAGATACCGGCGACGTGACACTTCTTTGTACCTGTCAACACCGCGGCATGGATTGGAACCCTGCGGGCGCAGGCGCCACTTCTCGGCCAGCGTGAATATCTTGGACAGCAACGCCAGTACCCGGTTGGCCTGGTACGGCGTGCCCTCCATGTCGTCGTGCAGCTTCTCTATGTTCTCGTACTGGACCGCTTCCGCGGCCAAGTGCCCCAGCTCGGGCACAACGTACGTGCCGATCATGCGCGCGTCCTCCGCCAGACTCCGCGGCTTCTTGGTGGCGGCGGCGTGAGTCTTGAGGTATCGAGCGCACAGATCGGCGACGGTTTTCATTTCAGCCGTATCCGGTACAAGACAGAGAACACGTCGGTCGTGTTCCGGTCGTGCCCGCCGAACGGCACGCCGTCAAACAGGGACGAATTGTGCCGGTACTCCAGTGTGAACCGCTCGGAGACTTGGCACTCCAGCCCGAACACGCCGGTTGGTTCACTGCCGAAGTGGTGCCAGTCGTTCTTCGGGCCCAGCTCCACCCCGAGGCCGAGCGTCACAAACGCCGCGATGCATAGGCTCATTTGCGTTTCCTCTTTGCGGGGAACACGAGGCACGCCTCGGTCCACAAAACGGCCACCATTGTCGCCAGCAGCAGCCCGGCGAATGCCAGCAGCACCGCCCACGGCTTCAAGACTAGACCGACGACAACGGCCGCAACCATCGACACTATTCCGCCAGTGAACACGATGCGTGAAGCGGTGACGTTCATACTGCCCCCAGTCTACGACCGACCGAAAGCATGTACCGCACGGTGGCGTTGGCCGGCCCACCGTTGTACGCGGCCATCATAATTAGCGGTTCCTCAGACACGTTGTCGCGGAGCCAAGCCAGATACCGCGCTGCCCACTCAATGTTGTCTTCCGGATTCCACAAAGCGGCAGCGATTGACGTGCCGGGATATGGTTCGGCAAACATGGCGTGCCACGTTTTAGCACCAACGATGCCGTCGGCCACAAGGGTGTTGCGTTGCTGATACGCGATGGTGGCAACTCGGGTGCCGGCGCCGAATGTTCCGTCAACAGGGCCGAGATAGTATCCGGCGCTTTTCAATACCCCCTGGATGCGAAGAACCTGCGGCCCGCGGGAACCGAGCGCGAACGCCGTGCGCGCAGCATTTCCGTCGCAAGCCGGGCAGATCATCCGCACCGTGTTGGCTTGAACCTGGCACACGCCTATCTCCCCGGCGGCGCCAACAACGTTGCGCCAGTGAGTTTCCTGTTCGCAGATGGCGTGCAGCAGGCCGTTCGGCAAGTCGTACTTGGCGCTCATTTTGGCGGCATGCGCTTGCCATGCCGCCTTGTTGTCGGCCGCCGGGCTGTCGGATGCCACGATCAGCGCGCCGAAGAACAGCACCAGCCAGAACGAAGTTTTAACCCAAAAACCTAGCTTGAAAAATATCACGGGAACCTCCTGTGTTTAAGGAACTGCCGAAAGGGTATCACCTGAACCCGCAGAAGTCAAGAAGCCGGCGCAATAAAGTTTTGTCCAATTTCCGGATTTGTCCACCGGGGGTGGACGCGACCGCAAACTGGACTTCGGGCGCCTCACACCCGAGCGCGGTCTTCGTTGCCCGATACGCGCTGCCAATCGCCAGGGCCAGTTCCGCCTCGTCCAGCATAGGTTCGCATTTCCAGTTGTCCCACAGTAAACCGGCGCAGGCGTCTTCCGGCACGCCTAAGTCTTTCAGTTTGTTGGCCGCCCGGAAGCAGGCGTGGTTGCGCTCGCCTTCAGTGACCGGCGCCAACCCGTGCAGGTACAGCAAAGCGCGGCGTTCGGCCCGGTCCACGTTTACTGCTTGGTGTTGCTGCCCGGGTGCCAATCGTGGATTGTGCACGTGAATTCCAGGGGCTCCGGCTTCTCGTAGTCCGCAGGCTGTGACAAGCCACTCGGGGGCTGGCGTAACACCAACGCCCGGCGTTCCAGTATACTCACCTGCGCTGACAACGCTGCCAGCGCCCACGACGTAGCCGCCATATGACCTGATGTCGACGCCATCACCCAAAACGTTCGCACCCTGCCGGCAGGCAACAGGCGTGCGATAAATGAGGTGGCGCCCGCCCGTCGGAGTGCGAGCCACGAACGTGTCAGGAAATACACGCCCTTCAGCCTCAAGCCCCAGTATCGTTTCGTCGCCATGTTTGTCACCTTTGTTGTCTATGTCCACGACCAAGAGCGCCTCGTCCGCGCCGAACCGGGAGGTGGAAATCCCGATGTTGAAGTCTTGCTCCCAACCGAACACCGGGTCTGTCCACCAGCGGCGGATCTGGTCGGCGTCCCGCGAAGCCTTCGTGGGGAAGTCGTCGATGCGCGGGGGCGCCTTGACGCCCGCTTCGATCGGGAAGACGTGGAAGCCGTCCGCCGCCAAGGCCAGGGCTCGGTTTAGTTTACTCGTCATAGTACCGACCGGCCTTACTGACCGCTACCTCTTGCAACCGCTTCCAGTCGGTCGCGCAATCGTTGTCACACCACCGCATGCCGAGCGCCACCGGCGCCTCGCAGTTGTGGCAAAACCCACACGGGACCGGGCCCGTTGGTTTGCGCGTGGCGAGGGCTTTGGCGCGCAGTTCTTCTTCGCGCTCGCTTGCTTCGTCGATTATGTCCGCCATTTTATTTTCTATACCTCTTGCCTCTCCAGCACTCGACTGCAACCGGCAGCCCCGGAGCCCACGCGGGAACTTCTGAAAGAATAACACGGAACCCGGCAAAGTCAACGTCCGTCAGCGTCTCCGGCACCTCGCACACGGCTTCATCATGCACGTGCATGACGACTGGGAACTGCGGGTCGAGCCGCAGCAACGCCTCGGCCAACACGTCGCGCGCCGCAGCTTGCGTGACGTTCTCCGCGAGCGACCCGCCATAGGTCGAGACGCGCTGCCACAGGCCGTTCGCGTTCGGGTCCGCGATCACCTTGCCCATCGAAGTCGGGTTGACGACCGTGAAGAACGTCAACGCGTCTTTTTGCGCGCCCCACGGGGTTGTCACGGACATGATCTTTGGATACGGGTAGCACAGCGCCCGCCCTGACGGCAGTCGGCACCACAGGAACGATCCCGATTTGCGGAACTTTATCTCGCGCCCTTTCGGCCCGGCAGCGAACACGCCCGGGTTCAGCACGGCGTTGATCGCCGCCGCCTCTAGGTCGTACCAGTACTGCACGATGTTCGGGTGCGCGTCGCGCCAGCCATGCTTTATTTCATCGGCGCGTTCGTCGGACATGACGACGTTGTACCCCTTGGCCATTGTTTGGAACGCACCCACCCCGCCTCCAAATCCCAAGGCGAGTTCTTCCACCTTGCCGATTTGGCGATGTTCCTTTGTGACTGACGCGAGGGGCGCGCCGAACGATTTGGCGTACGTCAACTTGTATATGTCGGGGCCAGTGCCGGCATCGAAATCGCGGAACGCTTGCAGCTTCCACTCTTCGCCCGCCAGCCACGCCAACTTGCGGCCTTCGATGTTGGCGAAGTCCCCCACGAAAAAGTCGTTTCCCAATTTGGGAACGATCATTCCCCGCAGGCAGCTCACGATAACGTCCACCGGTTTGCCAATGAAGTTGTCGAGGTAGTCCGGGTCGTCGAAGTGCTCGATGGCGTCCTCGATCTGCGGCTGTTCAAACGTTGGGCGGGGGAAGTTGTCGGTCTGCATGCCGCGGCCCGCCCACCGCCCAGTGCCGGCGCCGTGGTACTGCTTCGTGTTGCGCACGCGCCCGTCGGCGGACGCCAGCTCGCGCATCTTGCCCAGCTTGGCGGTGGACGATCGGCCGGCCTCCTGTCGAATTAACAACGCTTCGCGTACACGTGGCGGCAACGTGTCGATGGCGAGGGCGTCTAGCACGTCGGCCTTGGCCACGCCGTCAATCTCTACCCCCTGCGTTCTGATCCATTGCGCAAGCCTGGCCGTCTCCGTGGTGAAGCCCACGAAGTTGTCCGTCGCTTGGCGCATGCGCGCGGTCAGGCGTTCCTGTTCCGCGGCGACCACCACTTGTGCGGAAGTGATGGCATTTATGTCCACACCCACGCCGCGCCGATTAATCTTGTGGTCGAGCAGCCACACCTGGCGCTCGGCGTCCGACAGCGGGACTAGGCGCTTGTGTAGCTGGCGCTCGACCTCAACGTCCTGCCGGCAATATTCGATAAGGCGGGCAATCTTTTCGGGTTCGTCCCACCAGATGACAGTGCCGTCCGGCGCGATGCTGCGCGGCTTGCACATCTGGAGCATGAGCCGGTGGCCCGACGCGTCCTTGCGCGCGTCGATGCCCGCGGCCGGGGCCGCCTTGTCCAGCGACCCGGGCAAGTTCATTGCGTGCGCCATCGCCATGGTGCATTCGCATTGCTCAAACGTCAGGACTGGCCAGCCGTATCGCTCGGCGCATATCCGGTTCCAGATGGCCCACTC